AGAATGGTCTTTTTCAGCAAAGATATGTTAATAAAAATGTAGGTAAGAAGTAAGAATGGCTGATCCCATTTCACTTATGGCTGTAGCCGGTCTTGTGTACGCTGGACGCAACTTAAGTACTAAATCAGTCCCACCTAAGGTTGATAACGATGTGCCCGTTATAAAGAATCCTACGATTGTCGAAAACACCAATTTTGAACCAGTCATGGAACCTCCTCGCAAGAGGGAGATGGAAAGCTTTGCTGATATTTCTAGGCAACAGAGGAGTGGTGGCCAGGAGATCCTCAACATGCGCAACCGTATGTATGATCAGGGTCGAATGAACAATCTTTCCCCAGTTGAGAAGCAGCTCGTCGGTCCAGGTCTTGGTGTCGGTCCCAATGTTCCCGCAGTTGGTGGTCATCAGCAGCTCTTTAGGGTCAACCCCATCAATGTTGGTGCTTACAGGCTAACTACTCTTCCAGGGCGTACGGGTCCAGCTCGAGATGTTACTGGTGGTCGCTCGGCTATGGTTGGTGAACTTACTCACAACAAGCCCGAGACAACTGCCTACCTTCCCTCGAGGCTCCCTACTATGCCCGGTCGTGCCCAAGGTATGTCTGGTGTTGTTCCTCGTAATGAGCATGAAAGGACCAAGCGTACGACCAACCGTTCCGAGACTGGTCTTCGTGAAGATGGTTTAGGTTTCAACGGCGCCAAGCGTTTTGTTTCAGCCCAGACGATGTCTCAAGATCCTACTCGATTTAAGAGTGATCGCAACGATGCACAGTATGAATATTACAACCGCCCAGCCCCTGGTATCCACAGCCACCATGGTGCCTATACCAACAGCGCCGCTTCTAAGGTTACAGCCAAGACGAATGAGGAGCTCATGAGATATGGATTCCGCCCCGATGATCGTCGCGGCAAGCCTAACCGCATGGGCAATGCTGGTCGTATGAATGTTCGTGAGTCTGCTCTAAAGCAAGGTGGTGCCCTTACTGCGGTGCGCACCGATACGACTCGCGTTGATGGTCGTGTGAATGCCGCCAACGGTGCTTGGACTCAGCAGTACCAACAGAAACCATTCCACCAGTTCAACGCGTACAAGGGTAATGAAAACCCCAACACTAGACATCTTGATGTGGCGAAGAGGCAGCTGCAGAACAACCCCCTCGCGCACAGTCTTTCCCAGTAAGTGTTTGGATATAGACAAAAACACTCATTAAAATATTGTCCCTATATTTTAATGAAGGTGCACAACCTCTCTATTGACAGTAGTCAGCGTGGAATCGATGTGATTGCATCAAACTCGTATTACGATAGTGAAGGTACATATGTGATTGATGCATACTCCAACACATATTCGAGTCCAAACAACTATGTCATCACTCTAGAAAACCCAATTTACGATGTTTCTGAAATTAAACTCGTTTCCGCCCGTATCCCTACACCCCAGTTGACAATCTGTGAGACGAATAACACATTCAGTGTCGATGGTCAAACGATTGCATTGGAAAATGCTGATTATCCAACTGGGGATGATCTGGCGACACACCTACAGAATGAACTTGCACCACCAGTATCCAACGTGAGCGAAGTTTCATTTGATACGGATACAAAACGTTTTACTTTTTCTAATGTTGGAACATCAAACACTTTCACCTTTGAATTTTATACAGGAGAAAACGGTTTTCTTCAAGATTCTTCCACGACCACGACACCACATCAAGTACTTGGTTTCGGATCAAACGATTATGCTTCAACAAGTAATGTATTGACATCGGGTGCGATCAATCTAGTTGGACCAAACACACTCGTTTTGAGACTTTCAGCTGGTTCTGATGAGTTTAATCAGAGTGTATACACCTCAACACCATTTTACACTGGCCACATCTTATTGGATGGCTCTGATTTTATAAACTTTAACGGCGCCGATGACGTCCTCACACATCATTTCCACAGTGGCCCCCTGAAATACATCAAAGATATTCAAGTCGAGTTCTTCTACATGAGTCATGGGCGATTGATTCCCTATGATTTTATGAACCAAGAACACATACTGAAGTTTGAAGTCACCTGTTCTACAGATAAACTTAAGAATCTACCAAAGGTTCCCCTTGAGGAAATTGAAGAGAAAACATCTATAAGCATCCCCGAAAAGGAGGATGAGGATCCTTATAAATGGAAAATCTACGTCGGAATCGTCGTAGTTTTCGGTTTGATATTAATAGCGCTCATGTCTGGAAAGTCTAAAAGAACTTACCGGGTGATGGCGAAGACGGGCTGAGCGGGCTTGGACACGCGGGTGGACACGCGAGACACGATCATGTAGACGGCGATCGAGAGGAGAGTGGTGAGGATCGCGGTGAGGGTGTACTGGGTACCACCGTTCTTGGGCACCTTGATGACCTGGCTGATGACCCAGCGGACGAGGTCCATCCAGGACATAGCGGCGGCGAAGGAGAAACCCGCGACGATCGCGTTGAGCGACTGGGTCTCGAGCTCCTGGGTCACCAGGTTGACGGTTTCGACGGCTTGGGTGCGAGCAGCTTCCATTGTGTATGTTATACACTATCCTGAGAAAATTATTCGAATGAGAGTTTCTCTTTTTTTACCATTTTTTTAAACCTTTTTGTTTTGATTGTTCTTGTTTTTGAGAAGAGTTGTTCATCATCAGATGATTCTTCACTAGAGCTGTTCTCAGATTCGTACTTCTTAAACTTATCTTCAGAGAATGACCATGCTTCAGGCTCCGAGGTGCTCATTACTATTAATAGCATTTTTTAACATCTGTTCTGTCGGATTTTGAGGAATCCAAGATTCCCAACGATCGTACGCCTGGTTCATGAGGATGAAGCGTTCATCATCTCCTGTGTATCTTTCAAAGGGTGGGCAGTCCTTGTCTGGGACGTCTTCGATGTCATCTTCATCCGACTCCTCTTCATCATAGATATCTGGGAAAAGTGTACCAATATCCTGACCAACTGTATACATTGCACAATACTTAATTGCATATTCCATGTCTTCTGGAAGTACAACATCTCTTCCACAAGCTTTCGAATATTCGACTGCGAATAACATACCCTTTTCCATCACGGGTAGGAGAATATCAATCATACTCTTAACATACTCTTCCGCCATCTGGGATTCCCCGAAACCAGTTTGCATATTCATCTTTAATATTTAACGTTAAAAAGTGTTTCCGCAATTCCCTCACTTACGCGTAAAATGTTATAACTCTCTGCATATACACGAATTTGGCGTGCAAAATCAGGACTACTTGTTAGGTTCATTGTGAGAAGTTGTTCTTTTATCAGACTCAAATTAATTTGGCCTGTTGGATACCACTCCTCTGGTTGAAGTGCAAAACTGTATGAATAAAATCTTCGAATCAACTGCGTTTTAGAATGGTGAATCGCCGCCTGTATAGCTTTGAGAAACAGAACATTTCCGGTATCCTGTGTAATAATATCTTGACCGTCGAATGTGAGTGTGAGGTAGTCGAGATTTTCATAAAGAATGAGTTTATCATCTATGACTGCGTACAGATTATCATAATCAAATGGTGTTACGAAATTCCCCTGTGTAACTCCATCCCCTGCAGTGCCTTGTCTCTGAACAACAAAGTACAATTCTTTGACTGGATTTATGAAATCGAGTTTGAACGTACCCTCATTCACACCAACACCAACATCGAATGTATTTTGTTGAATTTGGGTAATTAGATAATCTCTCTTGGTGTTTTGTATTTTCACTCTCTCGGCACAGTCGATGTAGACAACCTCTGTACACAACTTAAAATCTGAAACATTTACATCTTGTTCAAGTTTTTCATAGTTACCAGTGACTTTGACAACAACATCCTGAGCGTTCCTCAATTTAAATTCCACCTCAACTTCTTGATTTTTTAAGGCACACAAGGGTATCGCCAATTCTGGGTGTTGATGAAAATAGAATGGAAGATCTACAAAAAAGTTTTCATCTGTACCCAAACCAAGTGTATTGTGAATAATTATACCAGCGTTACCAGTCACTTGAGAAACAAGTTTATCCGATGTTCTCAATGGATATTTTCCAATCAACTGTTCAAGAGCTTGTTGTTTCGTTTGGGTAACATAGTGTTCAGAATATATCTGTAGATAGTCACTAGTGAGACGTTGTACAACTGTCCCACCTATGATAAGATCTACATACTCTATGAGTGCGTGACCGACGGATTCTATATACACCATACTACTACTCAAAGCTGGAAGAGTGAACTTTACACTGAGTGTTTTCAAAAGATCACCTTGGTTCTGTGGTATCTTAAACCGGACTTTACTTCCAAGATTTACCTGATTTTCTGGATCCACATCGACATACTGTGTAGAAAAGTTTGAATGTTTCTTGAAACTTTCTACAAAATAACTGTAGTCTGGATTCAATGTAAAAAACTGCTCTTGGGGTCCAGAGGCAGCAAGTTGAACTTGTCCAGCCATTACTACTATATCTATCTAAAATTTTAATCCCGCTAAACCACTCTCAACACGTAAAACATTATAGTTAATTGCGTATACTCTCGTGTTATTATCATCCACCTGGTTTATGGGATCTATCTTAATCGTGAAGAGTTTATGTGAAATCCTGCTCATGTTCACTTGACCAGTTGGGTGGGGTGATTCGGGTTTCAGTGCAAATGAATACATTCCAAACTTTGCAGGTCCAAAGGTGTACTGAGAACTATCAAAAGGTGCCGATGGTGTAGTTTCAGTTGCGAGTGGGCAGTTCACGTGATGCTTGAGTGATTGTTCATACACCAAGAACTTCGAATCCCTTTTGAAGACAACCTCATTATTGAACCTCAGCTCGGCAGTCGTTATGGTATTATATTCATTTGGGTAGTTATTTTGAACGGATTCTTCGGATTGCGAAACAAAGTACAACTCTTTGACTGGGTGTGAAAAGTTGAGCATCACAGATTTTTCATTTTCACCAGCTTTCATTTTGAATTGAGCAAGTTGAACCTGTGTGATGACATAATCAAGTGGTCGAGACATCAAAAAGTTTTTTTCATCA